GGCGGCGTGCTCGGCAGCTACTACGCGCGCCTGCTCGACATCGCGCACAAGGAAGGCCGCATCACGCGCGTGCCGTGGGAGCCGCAGCTTCCGGTCGAGACGTGGTGGGACCTGGGCATGAACGACTCGATGTCCATCGGGTTCGTGCAGCGCCTCGGGCGTGAGATTCGCGCGATCGACTACATCGAGAACGCCGGCGAAGGGCTCCCGCACTACGCGCGCGAGCTGCTGAGCAGCGACCGCCGCTACGTCTACAACGGGCACATCGTGCCGCACGACGCGAACGTCCGCGAGCTGGGCACCGGCAAGTCGCGTGTCGAGACGATGACGTCGCTCGGGCTGCGGCCGATCATCGTCGCGAAGAAGCTCCCGCTCCCCGACGGAATCAACGCCGTGCGGACGATCCTGCCGCGCATGTGGTTCGACAAGATCAAGTGCAAGCGCTGGGTCGACGCGCTCGCGCAGTACCACAAGAAGTTCGACGACCAGCGCAAGGTCTTCCTCAGCGAGCCCGAGCACGACTGGTCGTCGCACCCCGCGGACATGACGCGCACCGGCGCGGTTGGCGGGCGCGAGTACCGCGTGGACGCGCCGTCCACGCGTTGCGAGATCGACTTCGACCCGCTGACGTACGACGCTGCTCCTGGCGCACAGCGCCAAGTCGAGACGGAGTTCTCGCTATTCTCGTGAGGAGGTGAGGGGCGTGGGCAATTACGCGACCATCGCGTTCGAGTTTCCACACATCCCGACGCTGCGTGAGGTGTTGCGCGATCTGCTCTCGCCGGTGCTTCAGTTCGGCGGCTCGAAGCCGCCCCCGCCGCCGCCGCCCCCGGTCGTGATCCCTCCACCGCCGCCCCCGCCACCGCCGCCCCCGCCGCCGCCGCCCCCGCCGCCGCCTCCGGTGCCGGTCGAGGCGAAGAAGCCGGAGCCGCAGAAGCAGCTCGAACCGCCGCCGCCCCCGCCGCCGCCTCCGGGCCTCTTGCCCGGGGATGCGGACAAGTACATCAGCGACGCGTTCCCGCGGCTGCTCGGCCGGCCGCAGAACGACACCGACAGCGAATCGGTGAAGCAGCTCCGCGAAGACCTGATCTCCGGCGCGCTGAAGCGTCCGAGCGCCGACGACTACGTGAAGAAGAAGTTCACGCCCGTCGACTTCAACACGTTCGCGGAGACGATGCAGGGCACGCGGTATTCGGACATCTACGCCGCGTACAAGGAGAAGTACGGCGCGCCGAAGGGCGTGCCCGAGGCCGAGGTGCTCGGCGAGGAAGCCGCACAGAAGCAGCGCACGCTTCTCACGAAGCAGCGCGGTCGCGCGTCCACGATCGTCTCGGGTCCGCTCGGCGACGACTCGCTGGCGCCGATCAGCGCTCCGACCCTGCTCGGCCGCGGCCGCCAGGGCAAGCAACTTCTCGGCGAGTAAGGACAAGGACTCCGCGTGGCTGACGTCAACGCACTGATTCGACGCCGGGACACCCTACGGGACCAGCAGTCGGTCACGCGCTCGACGTGGCAGGACTTGGGCGACTACATCCTGCCGCGCAAGTCGAACATCATCACGACGCGCTCGCCGGGCTCGAAGATGATGCAGCGGGTGATGGACTCGACGCCCATCCGGGCGAACGAGCTGCTCGCGTCGTCGATGCAGGGCGCGCTCACCTCCGCGGCAGTGCGATGGTTCCGCCTCAAGCTGCGGGACAAGCAGCTCAACGACGTGCCCGAGGTCGCGGCGTGGCTCGAAGCGTGCGCCGACACGATCTACCTCGCGTTCACGCAGTCGAACCTCGCGGCCGAGCTTCAGGAGGTCTACCTCGATCTCGGCGCGTTCGGCATCGGTGCGCTGATGGAGGAGGAGCACGACCCGTCCGCGCGGCGGTTCTCCGGCTTCCTGTTCCAGTCGATGCAGGTCGGGACGTATGTCGTTGCCGAAGGCCCGGACGGCCGCGTGAACACCGTCTTCCGCGACGTGCCGATGTCGGTGCAGTCGGCCGCGGACAAGTTCGGCGTCGCGAGGCTCGGGGAGTCCCTCAAGAAGAAACTTGAGAGGAACCCCGACGAGTTCATCACCGTGACGCACGCGGTGTATCCGCGCGGGACGTACGGCAAGACGACGCGCCTCAAGCCGTTCGCGTCGTGCTGGTTCTATGCCGAGGGAAAGCACCTGCTGCGCGAGGGCGGTTACGACTCGTTCCCGTGCATGGTGCCGCGCTGGACGAAGACGTCGGGTGAAGTGTACGGCCGCGGCCCCGGTCACACGGCGCTACCTGACGTGCGGACGCTGAACAAGGCGCGCGAGCTGACGCTCAAGGCGTGGGCGAAGGCCGTCGACCCGCCGATGAAGCAGCGCACCGACGGCGTGATCGGCAGCGTGAAGCTGATGGCCGGCGGGCTCAACACGCTCGTCAACATGGACGATCTCGCGCCGTTGGAGTCGAAGGCGCGGTTCGACGTCGGCAACATCGAGGAAGAGCAGCTCCGCACCTCGATCCGCGAAATCTTCTACAACAACCAGCTCCAGCTTCCGAACAAGGTCATCATGACCGCGACGGAAGTCGAGCGCGTGTACGAGCTGATGCAGCGCGTCCTCGGCCCGACGCTCGGCCGCCTGGAGTCCGAACTGCTCGCGCCGCTGATCGAGCGCAGCTTCGCGCTCCTCGCCGACCGCCAGGAGCTGCCGCCGCTGCCGGCAGAGCTGGGCGACGACGCGAACATCGACATCGAGTACGAAGGCCCGCTCGCCCGCGCGCAGCGCGCGTCCGACACGCAAGCCATCGAGCGCACGCTCGCGGTCGCCATACCGATCGCGCAGCTCGATCCTGACGCGCTCGACGTGATCGATATGACCGCGGTCGTGCGGATCACGGCGCAGAAGCAGGGCGCGCCGTCCGCGATCATCCGCTCGGAACAGGCCGTCGCGGAGCGCCGCGCGCAACGGCAACAGGAGCGCGAGCAGATGAAGCAGCAGGCGCAGATGGAGTCGTTCGCGACCATGGCCGGCAAAGCGGCGCCGCTCGTCAAGAGCATGCCGCCCGAGATGCTCGCCGGCATGGCAGGTGAGGTCGCCCCCGCGTGAAGAGGCCGCTCAACGCGAAGCAGCTCGCACGAATCTTCAGCGACACGTTCGGATCGGAGAACGGACAGACGGCGCTCAACTACCTGCGGGCGGGCTGTATGCAGCCCCCCGACTACGCCCAACCGCGCAACGGAATGCAGGTTGCGCTGCACGCGGCGTTCCTCGACGGACAGCGCGAGCTGATCCGAAAGATCGAGCGCCTGATGGAACAGGCCAAGCCGGAGACGGCGGCCGAGGAGACAGAGCCCGAATGACCGACACGCAGACCCCCGAAGGCGCGCCGGGCGCTCCCGCGGAATCCGCGGCGCCCGCCGCCCCCACCGACTGGCGCAGCGCGCTCCCCGAGGAGCTGCGCGCCGAGAAGTCGCTCGAATCGTTCAAGGGCAAGGACTGGAGCGAAGTCGGCCCCACCATCGCGAAGAGCTTCGTCGAAGGCCAGCGTCTGATCGGCGGCAGCATCACGCGCCTGCCCGGCAAGGACGCGAAGCCCGAAGAGGTCACGGCCTGGAAGCAGGCGAACCTCGGCAAGCTCGCGGAGGCCGGCCTCATCGACGTCGCGCCGGCGTCGCCCGACAAGTACGAGTTCAAGGTGCCCACCGCGATCGGCACCCTGATGGACGACAAGACGCGCACAGGCTTCGCGAAGGTGCTGCACGAGAACGGCGTCAGCTCGAAGGCCGCGCAAGCGATCCTCGACTGGTACGGCACGAGCTACGGCGAGGGCCGGGCCGTGATCGCGGCAGCGGCGCGGGAGACGGAAGCGCAGCTCAAGGGCGAGTGGGGCGCGGCCTACGACCGCAACCTCGGCCTCGCGCAGCGCACCGTCATCGAGCTGGGCGGCAAGGCCGCACTCGACGTGTTCGAGTCGACGGGCCTCGGCAACCATCCGGCCATCCTCAAGATGTTCGCGCGCGTGGGCGCGCTGCTCGCCGAGGACGGCGCGATCACGACCGACATGGACGGCGGCGTGCCCTCCGAGTCGGACGCGAAGACGAAGCTCGCCGCGATCAAGAACGACCGCGCGCACGCGTACTGGAACCGCGAGCATCCGGGGCACAAGGACGCCGTCGAAGAGATGCGGCGCCTGCACGAGCTGGCGTTCCCCGTGGTCTAAACGAAGAACCGAGGAACAGCGCGCGACAAGCCGCGAGGCCCGCGCTGACCGTCAGGAAAGGCTGACCGGAAGGTCCGACGTCAACGGACAAGGCAGGGTCGGCACTGCGCCGGCAACCCTCCGCTGTAACCGCAGCTCTCCAACCGCCGTTCGTTCCGCGAACGGCTGCGAAGGGTGAATACTCGCCATGGACAGCCTGTCCACCAACTTCGTTCGGCAGTACAGCGGCAACATCCACATGCTGCTCCAGCAGATGGGCGGCGTGCTCGCGCCGTACGTGCAGCAGGAGACGCAGTCGGCCGAGAAGCAGTTCTACGACCAGATCGGTTCCGTTGCGGCCGAGCAGGTCGTGACGCGCTTCCCCGACTCGCCCGTGACCAACACGCCGACCGACCGGCGCATGGTCACGATCACGCCGTATCACGTCGGCGACTTCATCGACACCTTCGAGAAGGTGCAGACGCTCATCGACCCGTCGAGCGCGATCGTCGAGAACTTCGTGAAGGCCCTGAAGCGCGAGCGCGACCGGGTCATCTACAACGCGTTCTTCGGGAGCGCGTACTACGGCAAGGACGGCACCTCGACCGAGACGTTCCCGACCACGCTGACGTCCACCACGGACGGGCAGGTCGTGGACGTCGACTTCGGGACCGCGAACATCGGCCTCACCATCGCCAAGCTCATCGAGGCCAAGCGCGCGGCCCTCGCCCTCCACTGGGAGGTCGAGGATCAGATGTACTTCCTCATCAACTCCTCGGGCCTGTCCGACCTGCTCAACCTCACGGCGGTGCAGTCGGCGGACTACAACTCGATCCGCGCGCTCGTGGGCGGCGACGTCAAGTCGTTCATGGGCTTCGAGTTCGTGAAGTGGGAGGGCGCCCTCGTCAACGGCGTGAACGTGCTGAAGGGCACGGATGCCGGCGGCGACGGCGACACCGTGACGATGTACCCGGTGTGGCAGAAGGGCTCGGTCGTCGCCGCGACCGGCAAGGAGATCACGACCGAGGTCAGCCGCCGCGCGGACAAGTCCTTCATGTGGTACGCGTACGCGTGCGCGATGTTCGGCGCGACCCGCATGGAGAAGAAGCGCGTGCTCAAGGTCGAGCGCTACGCGTTCCCGTAAGCCGCTGAGCTGCTGAACGGAGAACGCCCTACCTCCTGACTCTAACCCCCGGCCCTTCGGGGCCGGGGCTCACCTCGACGAAGGAATCCAGCCATGGCGATCAGCGCCCCCACGAAGTCCGAGCAGTATACGAACCTGGCGGCGACCCCGCCCGTGCTCAACGCGAGTCGTGACAACTGCGAGCTGCGCGTCGCCTACGCGAAGCTCACGTTCACCGCGGCCGGCTACACGACGGCCTCGGCGGGCGATCTCAGCCTCCTCAAGCTGCCCGCGGGCAAGCTCCGCATCTACGGGCAGCTCTCGCGTCTCGTCCTCCCGGCGGCCACCGCGACGGCCGACTTCGACCTGGGCTGGGCGGCGTACGTGAAGTCCGACGGCACCTCGGTCGCCGCGGACGGCGACGGCATCGCCGCGTCGGTCGACGTCGGTGGTGGCGCGATCAACCAAGACCTCGACGACATCGCCAACACGTTCGAGATCGACTCGAAGAACGGCGTCGACATCGTGGGCTCGTTCGACACGGCCAACTCGCCGGCGTCGGGCGACCTGCATCTCTGGCTCGTCTACTCGAAGGACTAAGCGAGCCTCCAACCCCCCGCTGGCAGACCGGGCAAAGTCTGCCAACCCCTCCCACTATGGTCCGACGCTACGTCTTCGACCCCGCTGCCAACGCCGTCGTCGAGATCGGCACGTTTCGCAACGCGCGCGACGCGCGCACGCGATACGTCGACGCGAAGGGCGAGTACCGCGACGCCGCGAACCACGACCCGTCCGACGAGGCGGGCGCGCGCTTCCGTGCCGCGACGCTCGAACGCGCTGACCGCCGCGAATACGCGTTTCGTCGTTTCGGCGACGAGCGCCGCTGGAGCGAATAAGTGGCAATTTCCGACGTCTCGATCACCAGCTCGGCCCTGCGCCGGCTCGGCGACGACCCGATCACGAGCCTCTCCGACGACAGCGATCGCGCGCGTCTGATGAACGCGCTGCTCCCGACCGTGCTCGACGCGGTGCTGCGGGCGCATCGGTGGAACTTCGCGATCGCGCGCGCGTCGCTCGCGGCGCAGGCCGCTGCGCCTGCGTGGGGCTACGACTACGGCTACACGCTGCCGAACAACCCGTACTGCCTGCGGCTCCTGACGACCGAGGCGTACGACGAGGACAAGACGCCGTTCGTCGTCGAGGGGCGCACGATCCTCACCGACGCCGCCGCGCCGCTGAACGTCCTCTTCATCGCGCGCATCACCGACCCGACGCTGTACGACGCGATGTTCGTCGAAGCGCTGATCGCGCGTCTAGCCGCCGAGGCCGCGTATCCGGTCACCGGCAGCAAGCAGGCC